GCTATAGGCATGTGTGCCATGTTGGCTATGGCCCGAAGATCTGACAGATCTGCTGTGGTATCACCAACCACTCGGAAAAAACTTGTTTTGGGAAAATCCTTGGCTATTTGCTTGATTTGTCGCACCCAATTGCCTGTAAATGTGGGGTTGGCTGAACTCTTTTTGTAAAATTCTGTGTCAGCATAAATGTTGTTGAATCTGCCTGTGCGGTTTGGTCCCATGTCAAACCCTATCAGATAGACGGCTCTTGCGCCATCTAATGCCGCTTGCCCCACTGCTGCTGGTCCTGAACTGTATCCAAAATACTGTTGAGTTATACGCCTTGACCCAGAATCTGGCAATGGTTTACGAGTATAATGAACATGAGTTCGGCTGTAGCCTTCGTGCTGAATGCGTTCGCTTATGGGCAAATCTGTGCTGATCAACACATCAGGTTCAAACTCTCGATAAATGGCGTTACAGCCGTACACACGCCCAAGCGGTTTCAGCAAGTTCAAATCAATTTGTTGACGGCTTATGCCGTTACCTAACACAAAAGCTGGGCCCATAAAAAAAATCCTCCCAGTATGTAGCTGAGAGGATTGATGGGGGTGACAAATTAGGAAGTGACGTTGTCCACAATGGCCAGATCCAACAGATTTTGTTGGCCTGCGGCCACAGTGCCTGTGTTGGCTGCACCTGTGGTTCCTGACTTGATCACTGTGCCTTCGTCTGTGAAGAAGTTGGTGGCATAGCGTTTGTCCGCAACAACAGAAGTGTCAGCATAGGTTGAACCGCCGGTCCAGTCCAGCAAGAACTTGTTGGTGAGTTTGCTGATTGTGGTAGCAGTTGAATCGCCTGTGGTAAAAGTAATTGCCATTAGTCCTGCGGCAGGAGTTGCATCGTCAGCCAACACACACACTCCCACACTATTGGCTGTGCCCGATCCTGCACCGCCCACTGAGGTGGCTGTGAATATGGTGCCTACGCCAAAGTTACTGGGAGCCCCTGCGGCTGTCCAATTGGTGGTTCCTACAGAAGTGATTTGATAGGCTTGACCCACCACAAAACTTCCATCGTTGACACCGGTGACATCGCCCACTAGATATTTGTGGCTGCCTTTTTGTCTAATGATGTAGCCAGCAGCCACACCAATACCTGATCCATCAGGAGCGGCAATGTTTACGATTACTTCAACTCTGGGATTGGTTGCCGAAGGTGCATCTGTTGGAGCTGCTCCGCCTACCACACCCAGATATTCGGTTGAATTAAGTGTGTCCGCAGTGTTGACTACAGGTGCTGTGAGTGACCCAAAATTGGGGAAACCAAGATCCACGCCAACGCTTGCACCGCCGTTGCCTGATCCAGTTGAGGTTTTTTGTATTTTAAGAGGACGTCCCATTTGTATTTCTCCTTAAAGAAGTCCGATCGAGGTTCTAGCTCGTACGCGGCGGGTAAAACCGCATAAAACACCTGATTGTGTTGACAAGTATTTAGCTAAAATATAAAATACAGTGGGACCACGGCGTAAATATCCCAATGAATTCAAACGAACTAATAGAAGCCGGCAATCAGCATCGTGCCACGAATGATCCCAAACAGGCCTTGCAATGTTATGCTATGGCCTTTGTGCAAGATCCCGACTCTGCAGCCGCTTTCAACAATTATGGCAATGTAATGCGTGAGTGCGGATACCCTGCCCGCGCCATACCTTTTTTGCAACATGCCATCGTATTAGATCCCAACAATGTCACAGCAAAATTTAATCTAGCTGTGAGTTGGTTGCTCATGGGCAACTACCAACAGGGGTGGCCTGCATATGAAACCCGTTGGAATTACGAACATCTTGCAGGAACAGAGCCACATTTCGCACAACCTCGCTGGAGCGGTCAAGATCTTCGAGACCGAACTATTCTTGTTATAGGTGAACAAGGGCATGGTGATTGTATTCAGTTTGTGCGTTTCATTTACAATCTACACATGATGGGAGCCCGGGTCAAACTGCAGGTCACAGACGGTTTGATTCCGTTACTGGGCACCAGTGACATCATGCAGGTGGCGGCCTATGGCGCTGACATGGGTGAATTTGATTACTGGATTCCTATCATGAGCATTCCTGGCATACTGGGTGTGACTCTAGATAACCTACCTCGAATACAAAGTTACATGAATGCCACGCCTGGCCTGATGAAGCAGTGGCAAGATCGCCTAGGACCCAAATACAAAATGCGTGTGGGAGTTTCCTGGAGTGGTCGTAGAGACGCTTGGCTCAATCAACATAAAGGAGTACCGTTTGATCAGGTGCTGACCATGATCCAGAGTCATCCCGAATATGAGTGGATCAGCTTACAAGCAGACGCTACTGCTGATGAAGAACAGGCATTGGCCGGCGCTGGTGTCAAACTTTGGCCAGGGTCGATCAACAGTTTTGCTGACACAGCGGCATTGATGATGCACCTTGATGTTGTGATTGGTGTCGATACTGCTGTCACGCATCTGGCTGGTGCCTTGGGGCGTCCAGTATGGGTCATGCTCAATGCGTTTGCCACAGACTGGCGTTGGTTGTTGGATCGCAACAACAGCCCTTGGTACAGCACAGCCACTTTGTTTAGACAGCCAACCATGGGTGACTGGCCCAGCGTACTGGAAAAAATACAACAGTATCTGGCCTGGTTTAAAATTTAATGCCAACAAAAAACCTGCCGAAGCAGGTTTCTTGCCTTCCCATCCCTGGGTTGGATTCTCTGATTAGGAGAATGAAAGGTTAGACACAGCGATCTCGCCAACATAGTCACCAGCATTGCCGAAAGACGATGCAGTGTTTGTCAACTCGATGTAACCATAACGTGTCATGAATGACACGACTGGTTCGAATGTGCTTGGATCCAACACAACGCCTGAAGACATCAATGGAATGTATGGGCAGTAGAATGCTGGAGCGTCTGCTTCTGAAGAACCTTTGTAACCGACCAACACAGGTGTTGTATCGCTTGCATAAGAGTCAACGAACACACGCATTGCGCCGTTCAATGTACCAACAAACTTGGTGTTTGTAGGTGCTTCGAATGTGCCTTCTGTAGTACGTGCAAATGCGCTGGTTGTAGCACTTTGCAATACTGTCAAAGCAGCTGAAGAGACAACAGCGTAGTTACCAGCGCCACGACGTGTACGTTGGGCGATCAAGTTAGCAACACGGTTGATCAAAACAGCCAAAGCAGCGTGTTCGTCACCAACGAATGTAGCTGTACCAGAAACGGTAGCTTGGTTGTATGTGAACTCAGTTGCAGCCAATGAACGTAGGCTCAAAAGAATCTCTTGGTCAATTTCAGCTGTAATTTCTTGAGCCAATGCGGCCATGATTTCTGCCTCAACGTCAATACCGTGCATGGCTTGTGCGTCTTGTGCAGATTCAAATGTCCAACGTGCTTGCAACTTGCGTGTGCGAGCTTCAACAGCTTGCTTCAAGATTTGCACAGAAATTTGCTTACCGCCAGTACCTTCCATAGTAGCTGTGTTACCGCCTGTGTAGTTGGTAGCTGTAGCTGTGGCAGTTGGTACTGTGGAGTATGCTGTGGCAATTGTAAATGGTGACAATGCTTCTTGACCAGCTGTTACAGAAGTAGCGGCTGCAGAAGTGTCAGTCAAGCTCTGTGCATAACGCACACGCAGAGTGTGGATTTGACCCACTGGACCAGTCATTGGTTGTACACCAACCAACTCGTTAGCAATAACTGTTGGCATTACACGACGGATAACTGGAAGAATCACACGGTTTAATGTTGCGATGTTGCCAGATGCTGTTGAACCAGAACTTGCGTTCTCTTTCAAATACTTACGAGTGTTTTCTAAGATAACACCCATGCTGTTGCGCTTTGAGCCGTTCAAACCTTCGAGCAATGCTTCTTTGGTCTCGCCCCAGCGGCTTTCTAATAGTTCTTGTGACATTTAAGTCTCCTATAAAAAATTTTATAACCCTGCCAGGCGCTTGAGGTCAATCACGTTGCCGCGATCTTCCTGTTGACTACTTGGAACAGTTTTATCCCCAGTTGCTACGGAAACGTTTTCTGTGATCACTTTAGAGGCTTTCACAGAGCGGTCTTCCAACACAGCTGGTAGATACTTTTCGAAGGCGTTTTTCAAACGAGTAGTTTGGACGCTTTCCAGCAAATTACGCATGACTTCAGCTTTTTCCTGGTTTAGAGGACTCAGCAATTCTTGCATCAGGTCTTGACGCTGATTACTGTCTTTGATCATACGTATTTCACGTTCTTTTGACTCAACAACAACTTTGGCGTGTTGTGAGATTTCAATGGCTTTCTTCAATTGCTTATTTTTGCCTTCTAGCATGGCATATAGCTTGCGGACTTCTGCTTTCTCATTTAGGTGAGTAGCACCAAATTCACTTGCGTATGCTTCAAAAATACGGCGACCAAAATTGTTCTCACGAGCAACTTTGATGTCCTCTTGCAATTGACCCAGTTCTTCCCTGAGATGACGGCTAACAGCTTGACTCATTTTCTCTGCACTTTCTTTTACGAAACGTGTTTTGAGTGTTTCAAGTTTTGCGCGGGCTTCACGTACCAAGCGGACTTTTGTTTCCACTACGTCACGTTTGTCTGCGGCAAACTCTTGAATTTCACGAGCCAATGCATGCACCATGAAGTTTTCTAGTTTTGCTAGTCCTTCTGTGTGCATCTTACGGTCTTTACGCAATTCGCCAATTTCTTCTGCAAGTTTTGAAACCAAGAAGCCGTTAAACTTCTGTGCTGATTCTGTCATCTTGTGTTGAAACTTGACACGATCTTCTGCTAGTGATTGCTTTTCAGCCGCCACTGCTTGGATCTCTGCGGTCAAACCTTCTGTTACCATTTTATCCAGGGCTTCAACCATTACTGACTTATCATGTTCGTAGCGTCCTGCATACTCTTCTCTGAGTTCTGCACGAGCCTGTTCACGAGCTTCACTTAACTTGGCTTCCCAAGCT